GACATCATATTCACTTCATAACGAGTGAATACTTGTCCTGAATCTATCTTGTGTAGGTCGGTTCTAAACTGTGCCATAAATTAGCAGTTCCACTTTCTCAATGCTTTGTTAATACGTGAATCTGGATCACGTGCAGTCTTTGCTGATGTTAGTCTACGTTTCATGCCGCCCATACGACTACAAAATGATTTTCTTCTATTTGCTGCTTTTGAACCAGGCTTCAATTTACTTGGTTTTGTTGTTACAGCCATTGATAACTTTGAACCAGGATTAGCACGACGATATGATTCAATACCTTTACGGTTCAAACCACCAGATGGATTCTGTCCTTCTTTTCGTGTCCATGCTTCGCCTTCATCCAATTCAACCGATTCACTTGCACGAATTGATTTGATTTGTGCGTCTGTTGGTGCACCTTTCTCACCTGGTTTTCTCATGCGTTCGCCACGTGCTCTTTTTGCACGGATGTTTGCCCATAGACCAGGACCTTTTTCTTCTAATGTTTCAATATCTTGTTCAACTTCTTCTTTTCTACATGAGCCTAAACTGAATGGCTTTTTGCCAGGCACTGGTTTGTAACCTGGCCAACAACGACCAGCTTCATCTAAAAATGCGCTAAACTTTTTCATATGTAATTTCTCTTTTTGAATGTTGTTAGTGAGATACCTTTTTTCTTCAGTTCATCTTCTTTTTGGTCACCAATGCTTGCTGTTGTTGTGTCGCCAGTTAGTTCATCAATTCTTTTCGGTACAACTTGTGTTGCTTTACCTTTTTTGCTCAACTTTTCACCCATGTCACGTGCAGGACTTTCACCTGCTGCTGCCATAGAAATACCAGGCTCTATTCCTTTGTCAATTGACTCTTGGACTTTCTTCTGCCAGTTTTCTTTGATTGTGGCAAGGGTGATTGTTCTTCTTTCTTCGGCAACTGGTTTGTCTGCACTGGGTCTTTCTTTTCTTCCAGTGTTGGTTCTAACCTTTCCCAATTCTTTTGCGGAAGGGGTGGAACTATTCTGTCCATAATGGACTTCAATCGTAGAATCACTAGGTGTATAAACTTCATCTAAGTCCTCTTTTAGTTTGACAACATACTTATTACCAACTTTTGCTACAGTGCCACCGTTACGATGTGCTTCTTTTGCTGCTGACATTCTAAAGTGAAAAACTCTTGGTTTACCATTCTTGTCAGTCATTAGTTTTTGTTTCTTCTCTACTTCTTCAAATTGTTTACCAACAAGTTTTGTGCCAGATACGTGCTGAACTAACTTCCACGCTTCTTTATGATTCTTGTCAGTCATGTGTTTCTTGAATTGCTTTTTCTGCTCGTCTGTTGCTTTCTGGTGAAACTTCATGACTTCCATCATACCAATGTTGCCTTCATATGATGCTTCACTTAGTTTACCCTTACCAAAACTTGATACGTTGATTGGTTTACCTTGACGTTCAGGATTTGGATCGTGACGGCGTTTTGCTGCAACTGCTGATGCACGTTCTTTCTTTGACAGTGATGCACGTTTTTCATTTGACATGCATTTTGGTTTTGCTTCACCTGGCTCACGTGCACAAGGACCAATTGCTTCACCTTTGCTATTGATACGTTTCCATCCACCTTTTGGATGTTTTGGATCAAACCACTGACGCAAATCTTCTTTGATTATACCACGACCAAGTGTAAGCAGATTGAATGCACCCGAATCAGACATTGTGTTGACTTCTTGTTCTTCTTCCGCTATCTCAACTTCATCATCAGATTTGAGTAAACGAATTGTTTTTGTTACTTCTTCTACAGTATCACCAGTGATTGTAACTGTAACTGCTTCGTTGATAAAATTGTCAAACGCTTCATTGACTTTAGACATTTTCTTTTGATGTGTTTCAACTGTCTTATTGATCTTTTCTACTGGCACTAAACTACCATGCACCGAACGATGTGTAACTTTACCATCTTTACCGTAACGACCAAAACCATAATACTCTAGACCCATCTTTGACATATCTTCGTGTGTGCCAGCAGCATCGTGTGGCTTTGTATCACGACGAATTGGTGCGGTATCTTTCTTGCTTAATTCTGTTGCAATCCAACCTTTTGCTTGATCTGCTTTTGGCGGTTGACCAACAAACTTTTGAATACGTTTGTAGATGCCTTCCATTTCTTTTTTCTTGGCATCAACTAATTCTGGTGGTGCATTGCGTAAATCTGCTGAATTATCAAACTCAACATAGTTATCACGGAATATTTTGGCAAGTTGTGGTCTTGCCATCTGCACCGCTTCCCACTTTTCTCTACGAATGTTTTCTGGTACTGTACGACCACCACGTTGACCACGTTCTATGTTTCTTGCTTTAGAAACTTCATCTTTTGTGTTGACCATGACCATGTGTGTGTCATAGCCCAATGCTTCAAGTTTTTGTTTGAGCATCATGTATTTTTCTGGATCATCACCTGTACCGTTGATGATAAGTCCATTACGACCATGAAGTGCTAAACGCTGACGAAGTTCTGTAATATTCTTGGCACGTTTACGAACAGCATTACGTTGTGCTTCTTCATTATCTGGCATTTTCTTGTCCAGATTTTCTTTGTCCATCAAATACTCAAGTGCTTTGTCGGAATTGATTTCAACCATACCATGACCATCAAGTGTATTACTCAACACATAATCTTTGCCAGAGCCAGGACCACCGCCTAAGAATACTGCTTTGAAAATACCTTTGTCATGAACACCTTCACGAATGATTTCTTCGTGAAGCCTCATACCTTTACGGACATCGTTATACATTTGTTTTGCATGTGCATGTGCCATGCTTGACGGCACACCTTTTTTGAATGATTCAAAGTCACCGCTTTTTGCATGTTCACGCATTTTGGATGCTGACATGCCAGATACACCTTCAGCATCTGGATCACGTTCACCTGCTGAATGGACTTTGATTGATTTGAAATTGAAACGAGCACCTTCGTGTGTGCCGTTGTATTTGTTGAGTAATCTTTTATACTCATCAACACGGTCAGAACCACCGACCATGTGTAGATGTGTTACACCTTTCTTATGCAGTGCTTCTGCATGATCAAAGAATGTAGGTTTGTCTTTAGATGCTGCTGTGAAAGTTGTGCCAGGAAATGCACGTTTGGCGTGTTTGACTTTTTGGTCTGCTGTAAGGGGATTTTTCTTTGCATCCTGTGAATGTGACAGAACGATATGGTGTGTGCCACCAACTTTGTCGGCAATTGACTTGACTGTATTGACTAGTTTTTCGTGGCCAGAAGTGATTGGATTCATACGTCCAAATGCTAGGACGGCATGTTTCTCTTTCTGTTCACGTAGAAAATCTCTAAATTTCATAATCCCCCTACCTCTGCGGCAGTTGTTTCTGTTATTTAGTATTTAGTAGAACTCTGTGGCTCCGGTGCCTGCCATGATGCCTTGGCAGTGGATAGTTGGTAGTTCAACCAGATAATCTGGATTGATATTGAAGAAATGTGCGTGTTCTGTGTCTACACCAGCGTCCACTACAACGCCTATGTTTCTTTGACAAACGACTGTGTAATCATCAATCAAACTTGGACACAATGAGAATAATCTGGTAATCAATAAATCTGTAAATACCTCGGCAATTTCACCTTGCAGCCATGTTGGCATACGTGTCTTGAACACATATTTACCAAAATGATTGTGATCAATAGGATCAAATGTATCATGAATTACAGTTCGTGCTGATAACTTATAGATTCTGCTGACAGAATACATGAGTTTCATCAGTGCTGGCTCACGTTTCAACAGCATCATCATTTTTATCATCAATACATTCTCTGCTTCACTTTTACGACCTGTTGCTGCAAACTGTGCTATGTCTTTATCACCAGAAAAGTCTGCTACCATATCAACATAGTCGGACAGCATCTTTATCTTTTCTTCTTCAACTTTGTTTGGCGAACCTTCTGCTAGTATCACAACAGCATTTGGACACACTTCACGTAAAGATTTCAGACCATCAATTGTTTGTTGTAGCCTATCTTCACGACTGATTACACCCATGTTTGGATTCAATGCAGACGTTACGATAAACAATTGTTGATCAGGAATTATTGATGCCATTCTATATCCGAAAATAGTTTGATTGTTTTATATGTTGCCTTTGAGTTCAACACATGTATAATTGTGTCGGTAACTTCTTTTGTATCTAAAAACTTGTTCTTATCAGGATGTTCATTCTGTAATGGTGTTTTCATACCACCAGGATGAATACTTGTTACACGAATATCATCCATCTGTGTGTATAACTCTGCGCCTAATGCACCAGCAAATGCAGTGATTGCATGTTTAGATGCAGAGTAAACTGCTTCCCATTCTTTCTCTGCAAGACCTGCGACTGAATTGATAAAGAAAATATCACTCTTCTTGTTCATCAATTTGAGTGCTTCTTTGGTTACATACATTGTACCTTTGACATTTGTATCAATAATTCTATCTATTTCTTCAAATGAAAACTCATTTTTGAATAAACCCCATTGATACACACCAGCATTGTTGACAAGCACATCAATAGGTGTACCAATTCTTTCAAATGCAATCTTGACATCACTTGCTTTTGATATGTCACAATCCATCCATAAGAATGTATCTGGAGCAGAAAATAGTTTCATTGGTGGTTTTGTGCGTGATAGACCACAGACAAAATATCCTTCGTCAATCAATCTGTCTGCTATATCTAAACCAAGACCATAACTACAACCAGTAACAACTGCAAACTTAGGCATGTTTGAATTCCTCAAAAACTTTGATTCCATATTCTAAATCTATGTCTGTAATATCATTTACTATTTTGTAGTTGCCAATCTCAATCGGCAGTGGTGCATATTGATTACCATTACGGTGTTTAGTTGCATCACCAAGACTTTCATTCAACATCTTCATGTTCGTAAAGTCTGGATGAAATACTTTTAGTTTCAATCTTTTTGCCACACTCAATATTCTTTTGAGATGGTCACCTGGTAGATAACTTCTACAGAATGCTATACAAGAACTAAACAAACAATCCAACGCCACTGCTTCACCATGTAACAAGTCTGGTATATTAGCCATCTCAATCACAGGGCTGAATGTATGACCAAAATCTACGCAACGGTCTAATCGTTTCTCCCACAGATTTGGTCCAAGTTCTTCTATCATCTCTGTAATGGCAAGATTGATTACACGAACTGGTACTGCACCATACTGAAACTTTTCTTCAATCAACATCTCTGCATTCTCTTCAAGCAGTTTGAAAAGTTCTGGTGATTTGATAACTGCAAGTTTGAATATCTCGGCAATACCATTGACAATCTCACGCTCACTCTGTGTGGCAATAAACTTTTTGTCAATGTATGTTGCTACGGGTGGATAGTATGCACCAAGTCGGTTGCGTCTACCGATATGATTGACACCAACTTTGGAACCTACTGAAGCATCAACAATTGCCAGAAGTGTTGTAGGGATTTTGATGTATGGAATTCCACGGCGATAAATGCTACAAGCAAAACCAACAATGTCCAGCAGGACACCACCGCCAATCGCAATAATCTTCTCACGACGGAGGACTCCCTGCTTTTCAAAAAAGTTGACAATTTCATCTACATTTTTCCAATTCTTGTTTTCTTCTTTGCAGTCAACGATTAGTATTTGTGATTCCAATCTTGTTGCACCAAAATATGTATCAATTTTATCTTTATAAAGATTCCATACTTCGGAGTCAATGACAATAATTCTTCGGTTACTATCGGAAAGATTTGCTATATCTTGATTGCTTGTATTGAATATATCGGCAGAGTATGTAAGTTTGAACTCTACTGGTAATTCTGTTTTGACTGACCAAGTTCGTTTGAACTTGTCATAATCCATCATAAACTCTTCACTCATCTCAATGCCTTACGTAACAAATAACATGCATGTACATAAAAATATTTTGCTTTGTTCAAATCACCAGCAAGCAATTTGAATGGAAGCATACGAATAAATTGTGTTGCTTCTAATATATCTATAAGCTGTTGTTTATCATCTGGCAGATTTGAGATGAAGTGTTTATTGAAGCCTTCAAAGTTTTCAGTAATTTTATTAGGATTGAATACATCGTTACCGTTGACACGAACATCTCGGTCATTTATATAACCGTAATGGCTACGTGAACACTGTAACACCTGAGAATAGTCAAGATACTTTGTGTTCCACATACTTTCTTCGTATGTATCAATGAACATCACACGATCATCTTTCATTGAATACATGATGTTTTCTAATGTAGGATTACCATGAATATTACACTCTTCAATGTTATCCAGTTCTTTGAAGTAATTCTCCAAAACATACAGATAACCAGCTATTCCTGTTACAATTTCACCATTGTATGCATAAGTGCCATGTTCAAAAAACTCTCTAAATGCTGGAATCTTCAAAGCATCAAATATCTTTTGACGAACTTCTTCTTCAAAGTATAATGTAGGTGTGTTTGGTATGCCGTCAAGTTTTATTGAGTGTATTGTGTCTAGCCCTTTCCATACTGCTTGGCTCATTCTAAACAATCGTTCATCACTCTGTGGCACATTGCTCAATATTGATTTGATGTCTTTGTAATCTTCCAAAAACTCTAAATCAAACCATGCTGTTTTTTCATCTGCACCAGTATTCAAAACTTTTGGAAACAAATCTGGATATAAACGATGATATTCTTTCTGTTTGTTCAATTGTGAATACCAACGCATAAAACCATACTCACGATTATCTGTGCGTGATACTTCTTTACGAACTGTGTTATATTGTGGTAATCTATAAGTTTTACTTAGAGAACCACCTTTCAGAGGGATAGTGATAGTCATTTTCCACCTAATGTTCTTCGTGCAATCTCAATACCATATTCTTGTGGACTACCCAACACAATTGTTTCTTGATAATTACCAAGTCCATTCATACATGCTCGTAAATCATCTTTTATCATATTTTGAATGATATCGGATACATACAACTCATCTTTTTCTTGAACTGCTTTGTTGTGATGATTCATGTATAGTGCTGCTGATGAAAAGCCATAGAATCCAGATGAGGCATATGGTGAGATTTGTTTCTTCTCTACAATCTCAGCAACAATACCTTCATACGCTCTAACATAAGAATATTTTGGTGAGTTGCCTACGAACACATCAACATATACATCATACCAATCATCCATCTTATGGATAATTTCATCAAACTTTCTTCCAGTGATAATAGTATCAGCGTTGTGAATAAATGTTGGTAACATCATATGCTCAATCTGCGTCATACCAATTGCTGCCGTATGTGCTTGACCTTTTGTATCACCAATATACAAAATGTTTTCTTCACTCAACCCTAAAGGTTCTATTGCTTTTACTAAATCGCCTTTGAAATACATGTCTCGGTTGTTGGCAACCAAAACTGTTTGTTTCGTAGGACCAAGATTTTGTAGAATCTCATGAATGATTGTCTTACCATTCCAAGGCAAAAGATATTTTGGTATATCAAAGCCAACATCGTGAAATCGGGTGTTGTAACCCGCCATACAGATAACAAGATTTATTTCAGCCATTCTTCCATGTCATTTCGTAAAAGTGAGTGCCATGTGCCATTGTATTCACCTGGTGAGAATGGGTGATTGACATCACAGTACACAAGATTATCACCAACAAGACCATACTTTTTCCAGTTTGCACTCATGAAATCTTCCATCATGAACTGAACGCCTTGATTGTAAAACTCATCATAGTGTTGATATGCATATGAATACTTGTCCATATTCTCTGATGAAGAGAATGCAAACTGATCATTACCAAAGTCACGATTAGGTGACATACGACAGTTTGGTATATACAGTTTGTTTGGATTCAGCGTATCAAACGGTATGCGAACATTGATTGCAAAATCAAAACGTGAACGAACAACCCAATCAAACTTCATGTTGTGATATTCTTCATACTCACGTTTTGTACGCATACATTCATAGATTGCATACATCTGTGCCCATGTGGACATACGACCATCTTTGACTTTCCAGTTTGGTGATGATGGTGGTGTGTTTGTATACTTTGACAAATCAATCGTAGGATTTGGTGATGTAATGAAACTCTTTGCTTGATACTTTTCAGAAATCTGCTGCATTTGTTCAGCAGGCATTTCCCACGAATGCAGAAAGACAGTTACATCATTACCTTTGATGATGTTTGTATTGTGATACTCAAAACCTTTTTCCCACATTCGTGGTTGACCAGAAATACATAGTGCTATTTTCATAGTTCTCTTCCTACGTTTGCTTTGTTGTCTGTGATGCCAAAAGTTTTCAGTTGTTCTTTCTCCATCACGACCATACTGTTATAGAATGAAACAGAATAAAGATTATGATATGCATCAAGTGCTTCTTGTGCTATCTGTGAGCCTTGAAAGTGTTGTTGATTGAGAATATCTGTTGCTCGTTTAGAATGCTCCAAGAATGTACCAGCACCACGGAACACACCGCCCCATGGCTGCGGCCAATAACTTGTATGTGTATCTTCACAAAGATATACACCACCTTCTTTGATGTGTGAGAATACTTTGTTGAGTGTAGTAATCTGGTGATTCATTACATGTGAGCCATCATCAATCACAATGTCAAACTTGTTTTGTGTTTTCAAAAACTCATCCCAGAATGCAGGATCACCTTGATCACCCATTACAATCTTTACATCACCGTTATATTCATATTTCAAACACTCTTCATTGATGTCAAGACCAACGACTGATGTGCCTGGTCCAAAGTATTTCAGCCACAACTCAATAGAACCACCACCAAGAATACCAATCTCTAAGATGCGTGGTGCTTTACCAACAAACTTCTTTAGATGGCGTTCATATACATCAAAGTAACCTGACCATTTTGTAGATGGCTTATCTAATTCCCAAAACAATTCTTTTATTCTATTTGTCGTCATATTTTGCCTCAATCACTTTCTTCCATTCTGGTACACGATCATACTGATGAACTATAGTATACTCTATTCCTGTTGAAGTTACAACCTTATCACCATCTAATTTCGGTGAAGGTTCTAATAGAAACGGTCTAAATGAATCTATCTTACTTGGATCAGCAGTTGTACCTAATTGACATGCCCATCCAGATTCCGATGTGGTATACATTGATGAACTCAAATAAGGATGCCTTGAAATCATCACATTGAATACTGCTTGATCAACGATTGGAATTGGACGATTGATACAGTTTAGAAATAACTGAAGTACCAAATCTCTCATGGCAAATCCATATCCAGCAAGAACACCAACATTGAAGATTGTATTGTTTTTGAAATCTTCATAGATGCCTTGACCATAACATTGTGTTAGATTCTCACGACCCCATGGCTCATCTTTGTATTTCATACTCTCGGATGAAAATACCAAATCTTCAACACCTTCTGCTAAGTTTGCTCTTAACCATTCGGATGGATTCTTTTGGAAAATTACATCTTTTACGTCAGTTGTAATTACAAAACGATATTCATTATCCTTGAGCAACTTATAAATGTGTATAAATCGTTCAACATGTACCATCAATTGTGATTGGTATGTTAGATTACCGTTTGCGTCTTGATTGAATGCAATGATTGAGAAGCCTGCGTCTGTTACCTTTTGTGCGGTATCTTTGTCGCAGTTCATGAGAATCAGGACTTTATCACCTTCAAATCCTGATGCGTTGATTGAGTTTACCCAATACTTTAGTTTTGACCAATCATAGTTGGTCGCACACCCCACGATACAATCCTTCATAATATCTCCAATAATTTATTTTCTGTCTGTCAAATTCCAGTTACTTGTAAACTTTTTGAATTGTTTTACGCTTTGTCCTGGAGTATCACTGAGATATTTATCTCTCAGTTCTGGTCGTCCCCATTCACCAGCTCCAGCTTTTGATACAAACTCTTGTTCTTCATTTACATCACGGATTCTTGTTACTGAACCATCTGGTTTTGCAAAGTATGCTTCAAACTCTACTGCTTTGAAATCTTGTTTCAAACGGAGAAACTCTTTCAAGTTTGCCATAGAGTCATCAAACAAACGAACACGTGCAAACTTACCTTGTTTCAAGTAATTGTAAATGATAACATACTTTGCATGTGCTGGTGACATACCAGCAAGTTTACCTGCACGTTCTACTCTCACTTTGTCAATATCTAAACCATATTGACGGAACGTATCAAGAAATGTTTCTTTATCATCAAAGTCATTACGTGCAGTCAGTATAATCATTTGACTGCCTGGTTTGTTTACAACATTGCGTAGAATTGCTTTTGCTTTGGCAAACATTTTAGCAATCGGTTTTGATTCTGCTTTGAACTTTTTGGCATCACGAAACTGACCAAAATCAAACTGTTCACCCTTCTTCAGTTGGTATGTGTTGAACTCTTGATTGGTCAACTCACGTACAACTTTACCATTCAACTTGACTGCAATCTTGGCAGTCGTGTGCATCAACGTATCGTCAATGTCAAATATTGTTAGACCAGCGCCTTCTTTGCGTTCTGTTAGGAATTCTTGAAATGTTTTCATATCGTGAATGATGAACCGCAACCACATGTTGCAGTTACATTAGGGTTCTTGATTGTAAATGATGCGCCCATCATATCTTCTTTATAATCAATTTCCGCTTCATTCATATATTGCATACTCATACTATCTATGACAACACCGACGCCATCTCTTTCAAATGTAAAGTCATCATCTGCTGCTGGCAATTCTTCTAATGTAAATCCATACTGAAAGCCAGAACAACCGCCACCTTGTACGAACACACGTAGTTTTAGTGTCGGATCTTCTTCGGCAATAATTGTTTTTATCTTCTTTACAGCAGAGTCGGATATAGTGATCATTAGCCCCTCGTCAATGTCAAAATCTTCTGCATCTGTTTTTCAATAATTGGTCCACGATTTGGCCAATGAATGTATGGTTGACTTGCAGTTTTGTATAGATTGGTCAGAAAAGGCATGATAATCTTTTCTACTTGTTGAAGGCGTTCTTTGTACTCTTCAACTGTTTCATCTTTTTCTGCAATGACTGCTTGATACTCAACTTCATCTACGGCACTGAAGCCAAAGTCATCATCTGCATACTCTGCTAAAATCTTATTGATATCGTAACTCATTTGTCCCATGCTTTCTGTGCTGTAAAGTTTTTATGACTGAACTCTAATCTATCTACCAATTTCAATGCTTTACCAAGGTGATCAACTGCAACAAATCCTTCTGGCGCAGTAATACGAAAACCGTCATCGGTACGTACAAACGTGCCGATGCTCCTAATCGTTTCTAACTTACGTACAATCATAAGTTTAGCATCTACGATCAGATTCATCAAGTCAAATATTTGTTTTAGTTGGATGGCATTTGAACGGTAGAAACGCATGACTTCATTTTTTTCTTTGATGCGTTTCTGTTTTGTTTCTTCCTTCTTTGCGGCTAATACTTCTTTGTTTAGTTTTGCTTCTACCCAATTTATTAGTTCTTGTGTATGGATTCTTGTGTCGGCAATCTTTTTACCTTCACGTACTTTGGTATTATTGAATGTTTTGATTTGTGTTGAATATGTTTCGGATGCAGCAATACGATTCAATGTCAATACAGGTATTGATTGGAGTAAACGTGCTGCTTGTGAAAGAATTGATGTGATTGCAGCAGTTTCTTCATCAGTAAATGTTGCTGAACCAGATGCATCAGTAAACGAAGCATCACGGAACCAAACATCTTTTGTTGTTTTCAAATGTCCAATGTCAATGTTGAACGATGCTTTCATTGTCTCAAGTGTTTTACCAGAGTATGATGTATGGAACACCACGCCAACTTGTGCAGCAAGCATTGTTTGTGCCAACTTTGATTTTGTTGGGACTGCATATACGATTGTGTTTGGTTGAAAGATAATATAATCTTCTCCATCAATTGTTTCATGTTCTATGTCTCCCTTAGAGAACATCATATCACCTTGCAGAACGCCTTTGATGCCAAGTTTAGGCAAGAAAGCAAGTGCAAGTTTCAATTTTTGATTTAGACCACCACCAGGATGATTGGCATCAATATCTTCATCTGTGTAATTTAGTTTTGCGTTTTTAGCAAACACAGATTTTGTACCGACAAAGAACTTATCATTCTCTGGATTTGTACCAGCAAAGATAGCAGGTGCACCGTCCCACTTTGTAGTCACATTCATTTTTGTGCCGGTGTGACCAGCTAACATATTACGCAGAGAACGCAGGAAGGTTAGTGCATTTATAGCACCAGACGAACCATTATTCAATACATCATCTTCAATATGTTCTAGGTGAACATTCTTGCCTTCTTTGCCTTCTTTTAGATATTCCATGAATTTCATTTTGACATACTTAGAAATGGATTTTGTTTTTTTGTGCCTGGTGCCACAGAGAACTTACTGTCAGGCATCTTTTTGATTTTTATTTCTGCTTGAACTTCATAAAACTCTGAACGTGTTGCTACACGAACTTTGAAATCACCAGAGCCACTCAAAGTTGGAATGCCTTTTATCTTCAATGGATTTTTCTTAGAAATCATATAAAAATCATCACCAGCTTGCATGTAATATGCTGGTTCGGCTTTTCCAATTGTATAATGCTCAGTTACAACATCACCAAGATTATAGTTTTCTTCATTAGCAATATAACGATTGATATTAGGCTGATTGAAGTATGCTTTCATAACACTTAGTGGTACTGCACCTTCTTCTTTCAATCCACTTTTCGTTGTAGGTATTTTGATTACTTTTTCTGGAATACCAGAAAACTTTGCTATATCTTTGATAAACTTTTTGGCTTGTGCAGATTTATTCAAAATATCTACAGTGTGCTTTGCTGCTGGAGTTTTATATGTTGTGTGCCATTTACCTTTCTCATAGTATACACGTGGATTAGATAGATTATCTGTGTGAGACATTTTCACCTCAATCCAGACTTTCATCTTATTATATTCCATCAAAACATCAGAATACTCAGTGCTCACTTTAGGTCTTTTTGCGACAATTCCAGGTATCTTATTGATATTTTTTGCTACGTCATTTTCAAATTTATCGGAAGCTGCACTCATCAAACACTCCTCTGGTTATTAGAGTATTTATACTTTGAAACCTCCGAACTTGTTGACTGACTGTCTTTCACGTTCACCGAAGGTATTCAAAGGCTTGTCTGGTGGCACCTGACCAGCATCTACCAAGTCATCTTGTGCTCCCTGTTCAACATCATACAGTTTCATCTTGGCTCTGTCAATACCCACGACAAATCGCTTGAAATAACTCGGATCATTGTATCGGTTCTTCAGTTGTTTGATTAGCAACTGATTCAATTGTTGCAACTCTTCGGTGCTTATCAAAGCAAACATAAAGTCGGCTGTAGCTGGCAGACCAAAGGATTCTGAGGTGTCTTCCAAGCCTGGATCCGAGCTGGTGAAGCCGCTTCTGGTAGTCTGGGTAGCAGACATAATCGGCACGTCAAACTCTACGGCCAGACCCCTCAATTCTTCGGCAATTGCTTTGATGTATGAATAGCTGTTTACAT